GGCGACTGTTCCTTCGGCATACCTGCATCCTCGTTTCCAAGGTCAGGAGCCTCCGGGATTTCCAGGGCGATTCAGTTCTGCACGTAGCAGGGGCGTGAGAACTTCTGGCGCGCACCGTTCACCCAAACGAACGCAAAGTCTTTCTCTTCGTCTATGTCGCGCCAGTAGCGGATCGCGGCACGCACTCGCCAAGGCTGCAGGGGATCTACTGCGGCGTACATGGTTTCGGGGGAATCGGCGGTGATTATTGCCTGGCCGTCATTTCCCTGCCAGCAAGTCAGGTATGAATCGCGGAAGGTCAGCCCGTAGTCGAGCCACTGCCGCACAACGGCATCCATGCGGTTGTCGCGGTAGATGCGTTGCGCCTGCTTAGCAGTCTCCGAGTCCGCGGACCCGTCGACTGTGATTCCGTTCGGCACGATGCGATCAGAAACTGAGTCTCGTATCAGCATGCCCCAGTTGGTGCGGGACATCTTCTGGAACGCTTTCCAGGATGCTTTCGTGTTCTTCGACTGCTCCGGTAGCGGTGCGTCGCCGGACACATACCGGTCCAGGAGCCGGACTCGCGGCATGTTGTCGTCGATGCGCTTGGTCAGGATGGGGAGCCATTCTTCTGGTGTAGACGCCATGGGACTCCCTTCTGTCATTTAGTAGATGCGCCTCGGCACATAAGATTTCGGCCGCGGCTTAGCCCCGGATCGTCGAGCATCGACACAGGCTGTCCAGGACAGGACCGCGGACATTGCTGCGTCGAACTTGTCCTCGAGGCGCCCGTCTTGCTTCTGGAGGATCCACAGCGGCGCTCCCTGGTCGTCAAGGAGCTTCAACTCGTGTCTGCCAGCGTTTCCCATATGCTTGATCAGCGTCTCTTGCCAGGCGTTTTCGCCATAAGTGACAATCCCGGAATCGATAGCCTCGACATACGCCCTAACCGCGGCGGCCATAGGCGTTTTGCGTTGGGTGAACCACTCGACAACTTGATCGGGGAATCGGGCCGCCCATGAAGCAACGGTTTCTGTCCAGTGGGGCGGGTCGCAGTACATGCGCCACACCTCATACCGGGACATCATGTCCGTGACTAGGTCCGTGACCTCATCCTCTGGGATTTCCCAGTCCTCAGCGTTTTCAGGGCGCTCCCAGCAGCCCAAAAGCATCTGCCGTCCGGTCTCGATATCCGTGATGGTGAGTGCAGTGGCGTCACGGAACCTCGCGCCGTCAAACCCTGCGGTGACGAACGCGGCGTCCGGTATCGGACCCCACGGTTTGTCTTCGTCCTCGAAGCGCAGGGATTCGACTTTGAGCATGTCGAACGCTTGGTAGCCAGATTTGCGCCACCGATTCAGCCACACCCGTTCCCAGTAGGCTTTGTCGATGCCCTTGCGGTCGTAGTCCTTTGCGATCCGCTCAAACTGGCCGACGCCCCACTCCCCTACGGGGCCGGTGGCGTCTGCGACGGCTGCGATCCGGTTCTCCACAGTGGATAGGTCGCGGTGCTCGTCGCCGGCCCATCGGCGGAAGAAGAACAGGCTGGGGTCGTCAACCTCACCTTTGTCGATAGCTTCCGCTTCGGCGAGAACATCCTCTTCGATGCTGTTCTGCCCCGGCTGGCCCGCGGTGGAGGTGTACAGCGTCCACGGATCCTCGAGGGGCCGCTTCGGCATGTTCTGGAGCATCGTTTCGTGCGCGTCCCGCATCCGCTGCATGAACAATCGGTGTGGTTCATCGAAGTGCTGGAAGGTGGTTCGTGCACCGTCTCGGGATCCGGGGGCGTTGGATACCGCGACGACAAAGCCGTCTTCGGTTCCGTTCCAGCCCTTTCGGATGATCTTCTCTTTAGTGATCACGAACAGTTCCGCGTCAGGCCCATTTTCGAGCACATACTTGAGCACGCCGTACGCGAGCTCTTCCACCTGCTCCTCGGTGACCGCCATCATCGGAATGACGGGCGACTCCACGGGCCGGCCGACCGGATTGCCGCTGGCGTCGAACCCGTCGCACCGAACCGGAGCCTCGGGGTGCAGCTCGCAACCCGATATCCAAGCGGCGAGCTCGGTTTTCGCCAGCCCCTTACGGACCTCAATGGCTCCACGCTGAAACCTGCGCCGCCCCGCAAGCCGGTGCCCTTGCGGGTAGATCTCGTAGAGGCGGTAGATGATGCCGCGCTTCTCGTCATCGAGGCGTGCCGGCTGCCCCGATAGGGATCCGGGGCCGAACACCATCCGCTCTTCGATGAACTGGCAGACCTGCGGCCCCAATGTCGGGTAGGACAGGTCGAGCGGCGGAACAATCAGAACCGCCATGGCGGGACTATTGGACTAGCTTGAGCCGCGGATCGGAGTCGGGTTCTGGCATCGGGGCGGGGTTGGGGACGCCGCGGCGCTTCTGTCCCTTTGCCTTCGAATCCTCCGACTGCTCGATCTGCCATTCCAGCCGGCGCCGAGCCATCGGGTTAGTTCCGTAGTCGACATCGGCCTTCTCGAGCCGAACCTGAATCTCAGCCCGCTCTTTCGCTGTCTCCGCCAACCAAAAGTCGTTGTACAACATCGCCACACGCAACAAACCGTTGATGTCCGACTCCGCATACTCGGGAGCCATCGGAGACGACCAAATATCAGCCCACCAACGCTTCGTCATCGAATGCCACGCGATCTCCGCAGGGAGCTCGGGCGCTTCAATGTCGTGATCGGCAGACAAAACAGCCCTGGTCGTCGTCTTATTGCGCCGAGCAACCAGACTCGGATCTTTCTTGGTGGGTCCAGGCATCATCAACCTCCCGTTTCGGGACTTGGACGCCCCGTTTCGGGGCCGGAAAAGCTGGGGAACCCGTACAGGCCGAAAAGACGGCGTCTGGCCGATGTCGGGGCGTGGGGTGGGGTGGGGGTGGTCCCCAGGGGGTCATTGCCGGGCCGTGTTGGCTTCCTGTGCGGTTTTCCAGGCGTGGCAGGTGTGGCAGGTTGCTTGGCAGTTGATTGCGAAGTCTGTGCCGCCGAGGCTGACTGGTTTGATGTGGTCGACTTCGGTGGCGTGGGTGGTGCATCGTGGTCCGCGTATCTGGCATGTGTGGTTGTCGCGGTGTAGGACGTAGGCTCTGGTGCGTCTCCATGCGCTGGTTCCTGTGCGTCCTGCGGATGCGGTGCGTGGACTAGAGGACCAGCCGCTTACCTGATGCTGGGGGCAGCGCCTAGCGCCATGCACCAGCTCTGTGCAGTCAGGGTGTGCGCAGACTCTAGGTGCGCGGGGCATGGCCATCTCGGGACAACTGCAGACGCGCGCGCTTCTGCTGCTCCTCCACGGTGGTGACACCGACTGGCCTGTTGAAGTTGATCGAGTTGTCGACGTGTTGGCCTGTGCCGGGTTCTCCGTTGGGTATCCAGGCATAGTCCCATTCGCGGTAGGACGCGACGTTGGTTTCACCATTGAAGATGTGCAGCACATTGGTGGGACTGGACAGGTAGTGCGTGCCTGATGGGTGTACGTATTCCTTGCCTCGTGAGCAGACTAGGACGGGCATTAGTGAATCCCCCTTAGGAGGTACCTAGATCAATCACGGCTTCGCAACCCACGACTTCGAACGTTGCACTTACTGTGGTGCGCTCCGTACGGGACGTGCCCGCATCGACATGAAAGGCGGCCGTAGTCATCTCTTCGGGCATCAGCAGTACTCCAGTTCTACGGTGGGGCCAGCCCATTGGGTGCGTGTGCCTGTGCGGTGGGCCTTGCGTGGGGCGTTACGTGTGGGGCGCTTGGAGATCAAGGTGTCCGCATCCTCGTGGTCTACGAGGCTTGGCCATGTGTAGGCGATGCGGTGCTCTTGGTCTCTGGCCCATGTGGTGATGGCGTCGTCAATGGGCATCTCAGGTAGGGCGTCGAGAAGATCAGGTACCAGGGTGGTGCGGATGCAATACCCCACTGCGTGTAGTAGATGCTCGGATACCAGCCAGGGCGAATCAGTTTGGTCGGCTTGGGTTGTGGCGCGTTGTATGCCGCGCTGCCATAGACGCGGATAGTTGGTCCCCAAATACAGGGACACAATGTCACAAGGGGCCGCGGTGAGCGCTTTATCGAGCTGTGTGCGGAAGTCGTCTATGGGTTGGGCGTCATCCTCAAGGACAACTACCCACTCAGTAGGGCTGGTGGATAGCCACTCGAGTACATGGCGGTGGTTGCCGTTGCAGCCCTTAGATCCGTTGTCTAACGACAGGAACGCTGCACCAGTAGCTTCCATCAGGTTATGGGCCGCGGCGGCCCGCTTGTTATGGCCAACTATGCCGATGCGGTAGGTCAAGCCCACCAAAGCCTCTGCATCTCATGGTGCCTGAATCGCCCTGGAAATCCCGGAGGCTCCTGACCTTGGAAACGAGGATGCAGGTATGCCGAAGG